CGCGTCTGCATTCCAGGTGGATAAAAGGGTCACAACATCTTTGCCATCCCGTACAATAACGGAAGAACTGGACAGGGCCAGGGCACCGGGAATGGACAAACCACAGTCTGAGGTATCAATGGCCACGGCTGCCGTGGCTTCGGTATCGGAATAAACCCCGGATGTATCAACCGCCTTGATCCGGTATGTTCTGGTTTCTGCCACGCCCTCGTCAATATATATGGATCCAAAATTTGCCCGGGGTTCAAGGACAATGGTGCCCCCGGCCCAGGTGGACCCCTCTTTGATCACATAATGGGAGATATCCAGTTCTGAATTAACGGTCCATGAAAAATCAACCTGTCTGTGGATGGGATCCCAGGATCCGGAAAAACCCAGGACATCAGCCGGCGGGGCCAGCTTGCCCTGGATGGTGATCGTGGCCGTGTTGCCGCCGGTATCAATAGCACCCTCGCCAAAGGCCGACACATAAATTTTATATGAATTACCCACCACCAGACCGGAATTAATCACAAATGAATTTTCAAAACAGTCCCCGGCCTTGATCGGATCTGTGGCAGCGCTTGTGTTTTCAATCCAGATGGTCCAGTTTGCCCCGGTCTGGGTATAGTTGCGTTGCCAGGATATATTGATATTACTGTTATATTTTCCATCCTTTCCATAGGACAAAAATTCGTGGATCATCACCTGGACCGCCTCTTGTTTTCTCGTTTCCCAGGTGGGTTCTTCAATGACGTAATCGTCGTTATCCGTGTAGATTTCTGGAATATACTCAATACCGGTGATGGTTCTTGTAAAATCATCCGCCCGGGTGATGCCTGTCAGGCGGTATGTTTTTTTATAGGTGGATGCCACCCCGAATAAAAACAGGTCATATGTTGCCGGCACCGTGGAAAAGGTCGTGGTCAGGGTCAGGGTGTCTGTGGTCCCGGCTGCATTGCCCACGGTTTTTTCCACCAGGGTGTCATCAGACAACCGGACTAAAATTTTATAGGTAACCCCGTTTTCAATGGTCACATCCTGGTCCAGCTGGACAAAAGGATTGCCTGATCCGTCATCATTGCCGGCCGCCAGGATCCGGGATCCTTTCCGGCTTGTTTCATAGTCCACGGTTTCATGGGCAAAATAAAACAGATCCCCAACCGTACAGGCAAATGAATCCACATCCGCGTCAAAGGTGACAACCCGGGACAGGTATTTATTTGAATTAATCCTGAAAACCCCCTCTCTGACCGCCTCGGCCTGGGATATGGCGGCGTCAATCTTGACCTGGGCTTTCTGCCCGTCTGTTTCATCGGCCAGATAATCATCTGAATAGACACAGATCACCTGCCGGGTGTAGTCCCGGTCAATATCGGTGTATTCCACTTCAACGGCATTGGCCCTGTCTTTTTTCGGCAGATACTGCAGCTTAAATGTTTCAGCAATGATATTGCCCATGGTAAACAGGTGGGATACCGTTGTTTGTGCGTTATCCACAAACACACCATAACGGGTGCCCCTCCGGATAATCGACCCCCGGCCCAGCCTTGCCACCCGTTGCACCTGGTTCCAGAAATTGCCGGACCCGATAATGGTATTGACGATAAACCGGTATTCACTGTCCACAGATTCGTCACAATAATCGGCCCAGGTGTTCCAATCGTCCCAGATCAGGCGGTCCTTGTCTATGCCGGCATAATCCACCAGCAAGGAATAACAGATCCAGGCCGGGTTTGTGGCCCGTTTATTGGCCCAGGCAGGTGTTGCCAGTTCATAATCAAACACCGTCACCGTGGCCCTTGTGGACATACAGGAAAACCGCGGCAGGGTTCCGGACAACTGGTCTGTGGCAAGCGCCTTGATCGCATATTTGGAAAGACCCGGATAAGACAGTTCTTCCTTGACCACTTCCTGCAGCACGGAAAAATAAATATCAGAATTACCCCTGAATGATGATTCGGCCGCATTGGTCCGGGTGATCCGGACCGTGTACTGGTCCGCGGTTAATGAATCAATTTCAATGACCTGGCGCTGGGTTTCTGTGGTGGCGCCGGACAGGGTAAAGGGGCTGTCTGGATGACTGGTCCAGGATGGGGCGTCCTTGACCTGGTATTCCACGGTAAAAATGGCCGACCGCGTGGAAAGGCCGCCTGCATCATTGGAATAATAAAGACCATTGGGCGCCGTGATAAAAAGGATCAGTTTTTCAACGGCCGTGCCCCCTGTGTCCTGGGTGACGGCAGAACTTAAATTCAGCTTAGACCCCACATTCACCTGGGAAATAATATCGTTAAATCCTTCGATCACCGTATCAGACACCGTGCCCAGGCGGTCTGCAATGACTTCTATATCCCTGAAATATGTATAGGGCTGATCATTGACCTGGACATCGGAAATGGAATCCACGGCATGGTCAAATAGTCCCAGCAGGACGTTTAAGGTTTCTTTGTTCCCATCAATGGTCACAAACTGGTTGATCACCTGGCCGGCCATTTTATTGGTGCCAAACCCAATGGGGATCCGGCCGCCCTCGGTTATTGTCTGGCTTAATTCTCCCCAGCCATAGGTCTGGTTCACTGCTGTATCAGAATAATTGCGGACAGAATCCGGCACATCCGGGGAAAGCGCACTGGCCAGGGCGCTGAACCCATACCCCATGGCAAAGGTGGCGGCAAGATATGCCGCCCCGTATGCCACAGAATAGGCAATGGCCGTGCTGAATGCCGCCGACCCGCCCACCACAACCGACGCAAACCAGGACGCTGCCGCGGCAACTGCTGTGGCCTCAACCATTGCCACAACTGCAATTTTATCTCCATCACACACCTGGACGTTATCATCTGCAGCCAGGACCCCGTTGACAGATATGACAAAGTTGATTCCCTTTTTTAAATCAGGTGGATGATTGATACCGGCCAGGTAATGGTCCAGGCAGGCCCCTTTTTTAAAGGGCTTGACCTCAATGACATTGGTTCCCGGATCAAAGGGGTTTTTAATGGTTGTTAGGGTGACCGACATATATATAAAATCCTAAAATTTTGTGTTGATAATCTGCAATCCTGTCCACGGCAACGGCCCGGTTCAGGGTGGTATGGATCATTTTTCCCTTTCCTATATAGGCGGCAATGTGGTTGGCAAAATTGGGATCCGTGGACCGGATCAAAATCCCGCAGGGCACATGGTTTTTAACCTGGCTTTGCTCAATCTCTTTCCAGGACATCCATATATGATTTTTAATTTCCAGGTTGGATGACTGCCGGCAGGCACAAACGGCAATATTGGTTTCAGGGATATCAATGCCGTGACGTTTGAACACCTCCCGCAGCACGTCATAGCAGTTGTTTGTTTTCTCATCAAAGGGCCTGCCGATCAGGTCATTGTAATTCACCGGATGAGTTTCCGGACTCATACCTGGCCCCCTCATATTTGAACCCCCATGGACCCGATCCCGGGAAAGCCGCCGTAATTGGCAGAATTTAAAAGGGCTTTACACCGGGTCAATGTCCGGTTGCACTCGGTCTGCCCGCCGCTGTATTTGCACCGGCTGTCCTTGAAAATATACCGGCAGTGATTTTTTAAATACCGGTGCCGGGGACACCGCAAATTCAACAGATTTTCCGCCCCCAGTTTAAAGGTGATCTTGTGAGCGTGATCCAGGGACACGTCAATGACCTCCATTTCTTCGGTCACTTCGGCCGTGGTATTGTCCAGGTGATCGGAATGCACCACATAAATGGTGATGGTGGCCCCCACCCCGCCGTCATAATCTTCTAAAAAAGGGATCAGGCTCCGGTTCAGATCAATGACCGAAAGGGTCACCACCGGGATTTCGGCGTCCTTGGTTTCTGCCATGCCGGACAGAGAAAATATGGCCGGTAAAAAGGTATTGCCCCCGCTTGCCGGCCAGACCACGGTTTCATTGTTCAAGCAGACATAGCCCGGGGTTTCCCCCTCATAGGCAATTTTTAAAAGCAGTAACCAGACCCCGTTTGACGTGATCTTGTTTTTTTCGGTTATGGCATCGGATGAAATATCAAGGGGCATGTTTTAAACTTCCCTTATGGTAAAGGTAACCGACCAGTAATAGGGCGCCACCCATTCAAAAATCAGGTCATCACCTTCCTGGAAAAACACCACCACATAGGTGGCCCCGCCGGTTTCCGGGTGGGTCCAGTTAAAGCTGGCCCCGGAATTGGTATTGAAAAAGGTTTCCAGGGTGTCGCGTTCCGTTTTTGTCAGCTTGTTATAGGTAATGATGAATTCTCTTTTTAAGAGCGTGGCCCTGGCCCGGGTCATGGAATAATTGGCCGATGACACATTTTTATGCTGTGGTTTGATGGGCCGCTGCTGCATTGCGTTTGGCGCCTGTATGCTGGGAAAACCTGCCATAATCTCTACCTTTATTTAAGTAATTGCCGCCCGTAAACTGTTTTTAAACCCGCCTTTATTCCGGTTCACCGCGTCCAGGAACACACCCAGGACATATTTGTCACCATCCCATTTTGGCTTGCCCTCTGATCTGGCAGAAACCGCCTGGCCGGTGCGGTTAATCACGTTCACATGGACGGCCGGGGCTCTGTTCATGTTCCCCAGGGCGGTCATCTGTTCAGGTGTAAAAACCCCTTCACCCTTTTGCAGGATGGCGGGAAACTCATCCGGCATTAACCCCTTGTGCAATCTGGGGGCGTCTGCAAAGGCAATGGCGGGCACACGTCGGCCCGGTCCGCTGCCGGATCCCACCACGCCCCCGTCATGGAATATATTGGAAAAGATACTGGCAAAACCCGATCCCCAGTCAAACTTGAACATAGGTTCAATAATCTTTTTCTGGATCATCATCTGGGTGATCATCTTGCCAAAGGACCGGGCAATATCGGCAAAGGTCGTCTTAGCCCCCCACAACATTTCATTTAAGGTGGAAGAAAAAGAACTGGCCCATCCGTCAAAAGCGTTTTTCCAGGCGTCTGCCGTGTCATCCCCGATCTTGACCGCCCGCTGTGCCCATTGATATTGATCATAGGCGGACAGATCATTCATTTTTTTAAAATCAGCAAAACGCCTTTCATGGGTGGCCCGCCAGTCTGCTGCCATATCTTCATTGTGCATGGCCATGGCCCGGGATAATTGCGCGGCCTGCCGGATCTGATATTCATTAAATTTTAATGTTTCAGCCCCGGTCAGGGTATGCAGCTTTTCATATAAGGCCCGGGTATCTTTAAACCGGTTTTCATGGGCCTGTTTCCAGATCCGGGCCTGGGTTTCTGCTGCAATCCGCTGGGCCTTTGTCAGATGATCCAGGTCCTGGACCTCACCCGTATCTGATTCACTGTTCCAGCGGATTGCAGCAGAAACCC